GCCTGAACGTCTGCGAACTGGTCGTAGTACATTTCGGGGCGGAGGGCGAAGTACGCCAACTTCTCAAATGCCACCTGGTCGGTGGTGAGGTTAGCGGTGCCCGTTTCTGCTGCATAGTAGTCAGCCATTTGGGTTGTTCTCCTTTAGAACTTTAGAGTTGGATTCCTTGTGCTTGTGCCTCAGCAAACACGGCGAGAAGTTCTTCTTCGGAGTTGGCGTCTTGCAGTCTCTTAATCCAGGAGGGCGGGGCTGGTGCGGTTTCGGCTCCGGTTGCTGCCTTGTTCGACTGCTTCCAGGCTTCCTTGTCCGTGGTGTCCACGTTCTGCTGGGGTGTAATCAACTGTGCCTCTTCAGCGGCCAGCCTGATTGCTTCTGGGGAAAGGTCTCCGTCGTAGCCTTTGACGAAATATTTGAACTTCGCTTCAGTCGGGTCGATACCGGCTTTCATGAAGTTGAATTCTCGTCTGGCTGTTTCGGCTTCCGCTAACTGCTTGCGCAGGTCTCGGGTTTCCTTTTCCAGTTGCTTCATCCGTGCCCGTACGGGGTTGGATTCCTGCTGTTCGTCTGTCTCCTCGAAGTCATCTTCGTAGTTCGACATATGGCACTCTCCGTTTCTGCCCACACCTACCCGGAGGAGTTAGGTGGCTGCGTTATGTTGGTTACACCCCGGTATTTACTCCACAGGTACGGGGGCTATCTGTGGGTTCTGGCACTCGGCCTCGTGCATAGAGTAGCACAAAGGTTTAGTTTGTCAACTATCCTTCGCAGCAGTGTGCTTTATGTCCGCAGTGCGGGCAACGCCAGCGTGTTGCGATGGGGTCGTATTGCTGTTCGCAGTTTTCGCAGGTCATTGGGTTGCGGTGCCGAGACCAGCAACGCCTCGTTGACCGGCTGCGAACGTGCCGCCTGTTTCGAATTCTGCTTGTCGGCGTCGTCGGCGGGTTGCGATGCGTTGGGCTGCTGCGGCTGAGGTGCCGAATGTTCCAGAAATTTGTTCCTCTTGGCTGATGGCCTGCTCGCCTGCCATCTGTGCTTGGAACAAGCCTTGCTGTTCTGCGATGGTTGCAAACCCTTGACGGGCTGCGCCCATTGTCACGCCCTCAGCAGCGAGGGTTTCTGCCTGTGCCGCCGATAGGCCGATGCCTGCCTGCTGTTGGGCTTGGCCTGCGATTTGGGCTGCGCCAATCTGTCGGGCCATCAACGTCGAATCAGCCTTACGTCCAAGGGCATCGGTGGCACGGGTCGGGTCAAGGTAGAAAGCAGCGAGGTCGGCTTCGCCAATACCGTAGAGTCGGCGTAGTTCTTCCTTGGTTCCAGGGTCGGCGGCTTGGGCTGCACGGTACCCGCCGACGATACGGTTCTGTAGTTCGACGGGTGACACGTCGGAGCCGATGAACTTGGCGAGGTCTGTCGGCTGGTCGTAGAAACCCATAGGGAGACCGGTGTTGCGGAGTGTCTGCGTCAACTCTTTCTCGGCTGCGATGTACTCGGAAGGCTTTAGTGGGTCAAGGCCGTTGGCGACACGGGTAGCGTTACCGGCAAACCTGTCATCGAACGCTTTCTTGACAGCGGGTTGGGATTCGATGGCGTTGTAAATGGCGTCTTCGTTGGAGACATCTATCTGAGACACAGGCACAAGGCTTCTGTTGAACGTTTCGAAAAGGAAGCCGAGACCATACTTGTCTAGCGCACTTCTGAGGTCTGCTTCGGTAGCCATCAACGAACCTTCCCGAACACTCGGTCAATCGTGTCAATCATCGACTGATACCTGTTTTGGGCATCAGCAGTTTTCTTCCATTCCGGCAACGTACGCAGATAGTTACCCCATTCCGTTGCGTTCATCAAACGGTTCTCTTTATTATCAGGGTCCTTATAGGTAAGGAGAGCCTTATATTTGTCTTGGGTAAAATCGACCTGCGAGGAATCCACCCCGAGAACCTGTGAGGCAATCGACTTGTAAGCCTGGACACCTGTCTCCAAATCGCCTGCATCCAACTGTGCAGCAACAGACGGGTAGAGGGCTTTGGCTTGGTTGCGGAAAGAGTCAGTGACCTGCTGGTCGCTCATTGTTCCCTTCAACACAGACTGGACATACCCTTCAACCTGGTTGTCGGTGAGGTTCAACCCGTAGCGTTTTGCACGGTCACGGATAGCAGCAGCATCGGCACCAGCCTGCAACCCTGTCGCAGCAGCCTCCGGTTTGGCAGGTGTACCAGCCTGGGCGGGGGCACCAGCCACAATCGACTTGCCGATAGCGTCAGCAATCTTTGCGCTATCCCACTTGCCTTTCAGCGAGTCGGCAGCAATCTGCTTAATTGACTGGTCAGTTAGTTCGTAGCCTTCGTTCTTAGCGTTCGAGCGAACCAAATCTTCACGGGCAGCAACCGTGTCAAGATACGCCTGGTCCTTGACGGCGGTCCGAGTGACATACTCATACTCGCCCGCTCCCAGTCCCCGATACCAGTCGGTCGCCTGAATATCTTTCGTGATGTCCGCAGCCGGACTTTCCTGCACATACCCCTGACGGATGATGGCAGCGACAGCAGGGTTGGTGCGGTAAATCTCCAACAGACCCGGATACTGTTTCTCAACAAACGCTTCCCATTCGCTTGACTTGACGAACTGGCGGCGACCCTTACGGGTCTCAAGGTTGGGCTTCTTTGGCGCAGGCGGGTTCTTCTTGCTTACAGCCATCACTTACCTGCCTTCAACATGGCGTCAATCGACCCAAAAATGCTACCCAGTTTACGGGTATCAACCTGCTCACCAAAATCTTTTTCAATACTAGAAGTCACAAACTGTTGCACACCAGGGGCTTCTTGTACGGCACCACCAGCAGCATAGGCTTTCTGTGCCGACAGTTCTTCCTGCTGGAACGCACGGGCGATACGTGCAGCCTGGTCGTCGGACAAGGTACGACCCAACAACTGTTGAGCGACAGAATCCACAATCGCCTTCACGTCATCCTCGTTTGTCAAACGGTATCTGGTGACTGTGCCACCACCCAGTTTGACTCGGCGTTGAGCAATCAACTGTACCGCCTCAGCATCCGATACGCCTTCACGGTTGGCGACACCCAACACTTCACGGTATGCGCTGAGGGTCGAGTTGTCTGCGACCCCCATTGTGAATTCGTTTCCGAGCAGACCGGCCTGGTTCATTTTCATCTGCCAGTTAGCGATATAGCCTCGGCTCATTGACCCTAGTTTGTCGATGTCTTCTGAGAAGTAGCGTGGTTCAATCTTCGGGATGTTTGGTACGAAAGGAACGCCCATACCTGACGCAATGCGGGCCTGCTGGCTGGGAGCCATGTAGCCCTCGTAGGTGCGGGTCCCGGTAGCGACCTCGGTGACACGTTGCCCTTCGACCCCGATTGCCTGCTCATACTTTTTGCCTTCGCTGACAACCCCCATTGGGGTGAAGGTTGCGCCACCTAGACCGCCAGTGGCGGGCTGCTGGGGTGGCGGTGTCGTTGTTGTGGTGGGTCCTGTTTCTGACATTACGGGGCCACCTCCACGGGCACCTTCAAATCCTTAGTGTCAAACTCTTTGACGAGGACATTATTCCACAACGAACCAAAGTCAGGGTTACGTTCAGCCATAGCGTTACCGGTGTCGAACAGGTATTGACGCAGACTGTACGACGCCTTCAAGGTTGTCCAGTTCCCCATGTTGATTTCCCCTGGGGCGAAGTCAATCATCTTTTGGATGGAGTCGGTACGAAGGTCCATGTATTCCTTGAGTGCTGGGCCTGCTGGCAAAGCCATCACCTGCGGGTCTTCAATCATCTTTTCGATGTCACGGATTTGGTTGAAGTTCTTTGTTTGTGCAGGGCCGACAGGTGTCAAACGGTTCCAGTTAGGGAATCGTTGCAACACTTCATATTCGACCTGTGCTCTGAACTGTGAAGCCTGATTCGTATTAGACCATTCTTCTGGAATACTGGCTACCTGGTTGTCGTACCACAGGTCAGCCAAAAGGTTCTCGGCTTCCTGCACGGACGTAACAGGGTCCTTAGGTGTGCGCTGGCCGATAAGGGACTGCTGGATGAAGATACGGTTGTTGTACTCGCCGTCCTGCGGACCGAGATAGCCACCAGCAAACGGGTACTTTTCCAACAGGCCCTCGTTCTCGAACACCCAGTTCTGGTATTCCTTTGTCGGTTGCAAACCGGGGATGTTGCTCTTGGAGCCTGAACCGAAGAACGACCAAAGTCCGAGACCGTAACGGTCAAGGAGAATGTTGACAGCCTGGGTCAATGTGCCGCCTTTAGCGAACACTTCGTTTTCTGTTTTGCGGATGTCGTCTAGGAGGACACCTTGCAAGATTTTACCCTTGTCTGTCTGAGCGTAATACTGGGTGAGGGAGGCTGCTGGAAGGAACGCTCTCGCCCACGAACGGACAATGGAGAAGTTGTTTGACAGGTTTTCTGCGTCTTCAAGAAGACGCTTCCGGCCTTCTTCCCCAGGCGGGTACTTGTCGATGTCTGCTGACAGTTGCCGCATAATGGGAATGAGCGAAGCCTTCTTGGTTTTTTCTGCGATGGGTCCTGCGGCTTTTTCCAGCAGGTTCCAGAAAGTGTCGCCTTGGGGTAGTACTTGGCGTCCTGCACCGGCACCGCCCTGAGCAAAGAGTTGGATGAACTGCGGGATGAAATAGTCTCGGGGGTCAAGACTGCTATCGCCGGTAGCGAACGGGAACAATGTTGTTTTGAGGTTCGCCCACGTTTTTGATTGCGGCTTCCACGACGAGGCAGCAATCGTGATGACCGGCGAGAACCCTGGTGCGACAGAACCAACCAGCGAAAGGTTGCGGGTTGGGATAGTCAACTGTGCATCTCCGCCCATCAACTTGTACACCCAGTTCGAGAACGGGACCGTAATGACCTGCTTGTTAGTTGTCGGGTCATTATGCAGAACATAGTTGTCTTCCTGCGAGAACGGTTCACGGAACTCTTTCAGTTCACGAGTCAACACGTCAACAGCATGAAGGTTACGTGGCGACTTCATCAACTTCAGCCACGTCTGCCACTGCTCACGATAGGCATCGAAGAACATGAACAGGATTTGGTGGCGTGAACCAAAGTACGACCGGTTGTTTTGTGCGTTGAACAGCAAGCCGTCTGTGACTTCACGAGCGTAGTCTGATGCAACTGCTTCGGCCTCGTCACGGGTCAGGGTGCCTTTTGCTTGGCGGGCACGGTCAATGGAATCGTTTACCGAGTCGTTGATGTAGTCAGGGATTTTGCCTTTGGTGTCGTCCACGAGTTTGACAAGTTCGTCTGCGTCCATGACTGGTGCCAGTTCACGGATACGCTGCCAGAACGCCTGTTGCCACAGCGGGTTGCGGGCAAGAGCCGCAGACGTTTTTGTGTATGCCCCGAACGATGAGTACATCCAGTTGGCGTTACGTGTTGCTTTGGCGTTTGTGCGAACATCGGGGTAGTACGGCACCTGGTCTGGAGCGTCAGCCCAATCCAGCAACTTTTCTCGAACCAAACCTTTCAGTTCGTTTGTTGCTTCGTACACTCGGTCGGCTTTCTGCAACATCACAGATACACCGTCAAGTGTTCCTTCAGCGAGAACATCCAGAATGTCTGGTTGCAGCCCGGTGCGTTGGGTAATGTCCAAACGGATTTCGTTTACACGGGACCGTGCAGCCTCAATGGTGTTCCAATCCCAGTTCGGTTTGACACGGAAAACGTTCTTTGTGTATTCGTCGTAGACGCTGCGCAGTGGGCCGTCGAACAAATCTTGTGCAACCTTTTCGAGTGCTGCGGGGTCGCCTGTCTTCAAGGCTTTGGCGATGGCACGATAATCTTCGTTTACGGTCATTTCAGCAATGTCACGAGCCTGAGCCGTAACCCACCTACTACGCATACCCTTTTCTTTTTTGCTGATATTGGCAGGGTCACCAACACGACGGGTGACAACCTGCTGCACCTGCGACCGTTCCATATAGTTCTTCAATGTGCCAGGGTCATAGGTGTTTTCGACGTAACCCTTGACGTTGTTAGACAATGCTCGTTGTGCGGACGGAAGGCTGTCGTTGATAACGGTGTTCAGTTCGTCAATCTGCGCTTGAAGTTCATCAGCCGTACCGTATTTCTTTTCGAATCGTTTGATGCGGGCTGCTGTTTTGCCTGTCGTGTCTGAGGCTAGGGCAGCGTATTCGAACTGGAGGTCAACAAGTTTTGCTCGCAAAGTAGCGGCCTTCTTGCTGTCCATGATGATGTTGCCAAACGTGTCATAGTTCAAATGGCCACTGTAAATCTGTGCAACATACTGGCCGAGGTTGTCGAACTGGCCGGAGAAAGCGATGCGCAGCATTTCTTCTGGGACAACTCGCATGATGTAGCGGATAGGTAGTGGTGCTCCGAGGGCTGCTGGTTTTGCCAGGTCACGGATAACTGTTTCGATTCCACGAGCCAATGCACGTTCAGCCTTGATTGCTTTGGCAACTGATGGGTTGCCTGCCGTAATTTTGCGGATTGCACGGACAAGTGGGTTGAGGTCTCGAATCAACTCGTCCAACACGGCAGGGTCAGTCATGTATCCGCCACCAGAAAGCAACTGGGTGATACGCAACGGGCCGTCACCTTCATCGAACCATTCGATAGGGATATCGTCTGCAAGGTCTTCAAGCGTCCAACGGGTAACTTCGCTACCCTTGCCACGGTAAGAGGTGAACCGTTTGATTTCTTCTTTAGTCCACCCGGCCTTCTGCATACGGCCAGTCAACGCTTTCTCGTTTGCAGCCTCGAAGAAATTGTCCCAATCCTTAGACGAATTGGTTTCCAAAGCATCAAACAGTTTCTTGAGAACGGCGTCACGTTCAGCACCACGCACACCGGACACCTGGAGCACACGGTCTGCTCGCTGCAAAGCGACAGCCGGGTCGTCGAACGGGATGTAGGTGGAGTCGGGCATCATTGCCGTCTGGCGGGAGTATCGGTCAATGTTTTGTTTGACCATGTAACCGGTGTCGGATGCCCAGTTACGCCACCCAGAGTTCGGGAGGTTACGCATGTTTTTGGCTGGGTCACCAGAGAAAACGGCATCCTGAAGAACTTTAAACACTTGGTCTGGTGTGGTCGCTTTAGCAAGGTCGATTGCTGCGAGCGGCGACTTGCCTTTAAGGAAGTTGCGCCAAATGTTGACGGGGTTTGATTCGTCTGCGAGGGCTTGGAGTGTTTTGCGTCCGGCATTGGTGTGGCGCATCATGTTGAGGTTGTTGGGTTCGAAGGTTCGTGGTGCTTCGTCCATCAGCCCGAACGCTTGCCTGTAACCGTTTTCGGTTTCACGCAACGTCTGGATTTCTTCTGCCCGGATACGGTATTTGTCGGCTGTGTCTAGTGCATTGACAGCCTGGTTGACCGGAAACTTTTCGCCAGAAAGAATGTCTGTGTAGTCCATTTTGCTAGGTTTCCAGACGACTGTTGCTGTATGTTCGCCAGCACCGCCAATGCGTAGGCCACCCGCATACGACATGCCATCGAAACCAGCATTAACCAATGCTTTTTGCACAGCAGAAGTTTCGATAGACATAGGCGAACCATAGAAATCTGTCGTGTACATTCGCTGACCAAGGAACGACCTTGTTGCGATATCGTTTATATCGGTTTCGAGAAGCGCTTTAACATATTTGTTATCGGTCAATGGGGCAACCATGTTAGCCAACATCTCGCCCATAACGGCTTGTCCAACATAACCTTTTGTTTCCAAATCGCTGGCAAGAAGATCAAGCAAAATTGACTGAGCGTTCGCTTCTCCAGAACCCACGTCAGTGAGGAACATATGGACATCGACTAATGGTTTGGTGTAGTCGTCTACCGCACTAGACAGTTGACGGCCTGTTCTTGGCACGTTGAGAGAACGGACGACATTGAAATTATCCGCAAAGGACCTATCAGGTGATAGGCGTCCAAGGTCACGACGGCGCTCAAGAGACTGAAAAAAATGTTCGGTGAGTTTTGGTAGCAGTTCTCTTATGGTGGAGTCAGTGAAGTTGTAACGGACTTTTAGCCATTCAGCGAATTGTGGAAACCTTTCAACGACTCGTTGTTTCGCACGGGCAACCTCATCAAACAACATGGGGATATCTGAAGGAGAAACTTGACCGGCTGTATATCTATTAATCCAATCAGTGAATTGTTCAATAGTGTTTGTCGGCCCATCAAAAAATTCTGGTGTAAAACCAAACATGTCTTGATACAAGATTGTTTGGTCAACGTTTGGGATAGAGCCGATTACACCACCGGAAATTTCTCGTTGCCGTTTGAATTCTGTTTCAAGTACATCGAAGGCGGGATTGCCGGGTCCTAGAATTTGTTCGCCGTCGATAACGTTTAGTTTTGATTTGTCGAATTTCCAAACACCAGCAGCCCCCCGGTTAATGCCAGTGTTGCCATAAAAAGCACCTTCGGGAAGAATTTCTTGAATTGACGCCTGGATATTCGGGTCTATGTCATCCCAACTAAGGGCATCTGGGACGTTATAACCTTTTGTACTTGCGACAATTGCCTGGTCGGTGACGTAAAGACCTTCGCCAAAAAGGTTTGCGGTATTAGGCAAAAATGCTGGGTCGTCAACGTCAACAAACGTTGAGACTTCCTTGCCGTCAAAGAAACTCTTGTCGCCCGAATACACAACATTCTCGTGACGGGTAAAGACGCCCTTGGCGATAGCGTTCTGGCGTTCTGTGTCAGTCAACAGTTCGGCAACCTTGACATCCATAGCGTTTTCGGTGGCGATACGCATGGCTTCTTCAAACTTGCCTGCTTTGCGGGCAGCAACATAATCGGTAGCAACCTTGGCAGTAACACCAAAACGCTTAGCAAGAGCAACCTCAGGTGCAAAGTAAGCAGATGGGTCTACACCGATGCGGACACCAAGGTCATAGAGGTCGGAAGCAAACTGGTAGACTTCAGAGTCACGGCTCGTCAACTTGGCGTCTACAAGGAATTCTCCAGCCAACATGCCCTGGTTGAACGTCTGCTCATAGAACAAACGTTGCTGCGGGTCGTAGATGGTGCGAGGGTCAATACCGGCTGCTTCACCAACCGTGCCAATGTATTCACGCCAGTTTTCTTGGGCACGTTCACCAGTCTTACCCTGAACAAAGAACCCGCCTCCGACATCAAGGTTGCCGTTAGCAATATCGTTCGTGACCTGAACAAGCGTGGTGGACTGGTATGCGCCTTCGATATTGGACCAAATTTTGCGTGGGTCCAAAGCCATCTGGAAACGTTCCCAAGCATTACCATCCGATAGGCCCGCTGCCCAAGCGTCACGCAGAGTGGCAGAAGTCAGGTTGTAAGTAAATTCGCCAGCAGACAACAACGGAAGGCTGGCAGTCTTAGTAAAACCTCGAACACCCTTAGCAACAAATTCAAGTTGGTCTGGTGCCATCAAACTAATAGCCGCACCCGCATAATGGAAGGGGATACCGACAGCAGAAAAAACTGTTGCTACACCCTCACCGACGCTACGAGGAGTTTGGAAAGATGACGGTCCTTGTAGACCACGAAACTCCAACGCTTTATCCGCAGTAGAAGTAATGTCCACAACGGGTACACGTTCTTCGAGAGCCTTACGGCGTTCTTCTTGAGCCTTAATTTCTTCGGCTGTACGCTTACGCAAACCAGTTGGCTGCTGGCCGACAGCAGTAATAGCAGCAGTAGGAGCACCAGCAACAGTCAACGTAACCGGTTTGCCGGTACGAGGGTCAGTAACCGTAACAACCTGGCCAGGTTTAGCGTTAACAAACTCAGACCAGTTCGACGCCTGCTCTTTATTCTTGTCAATAGCCTGCTGAGGAACAACACCCTGCTTCAACAACTGCGTCTGCAAATTCGTGTACAGGTCATCAACACCAGAAATGCCTGCAACAGCAGCAGACGCAATCAACTCCGGGCTAGCAAACCTGCCGAGCGTGTACGCTTTACCGAACTGTGCAGCCAACTCTGGTGTAATCGTCGCCGCAATATCCCGCTTGCGGGAATCTTTCAACACCTGCCTGTTTTCTGCGCCTTCAAGTTGCTTGAGGTCGAAGAATGTTCTGGTCATTGGCCTTCCAGCATGATAAGAAGTTGAATAAGGTTAGGGTTCGGGTATTGTGCTGCGGCCATACGGACACGCTGAATAAGGTCATCACGAGAACCGACACCAACCTGGCCTGGTGCCGCCAACACTTCGGGGCCTGGGCCTTCACCAAAGTTCATACCGGCAGTAATCGGTTCGCTCGGTCGCTCGGTCATCCGGTCCAACCCGCCCATCGAACCGGGTGCAGGGACCTGCTCGGCGGGTGAACCACCCATCGGAACCGCTGCCTGTGACCGCATCTGCTCAGTAGCAGAACCATACGTCTGGCCTGTAGCAGCCATCTTCCGCATCTTGTTAGCAGGGTTATTCAAATCTGTCCTATTGCCGTATGCCTGTGCCATTTATGCCATCGCCCCCATCGGTGCTGCACCGCCACCCAACTGACCCAACAAAGATTCGAGCGACGGTTGACCGCCACCCATCGCCGGTTGTTCTGCACCCATTCCTGGCATAGCCAAACCAGGCATTGTTTCTGGTGCCCCCTGCGGTGCGGGTGTTGCCTGTCGTTCCTGTGCACGTTTCTGTGCAGCCTGAATAGCCTCCGGCAACGACATCTTGTTCGACGCAACCTGCGTAGCGATGAAAGCCAAGTCGTCGGGCTGATACGGCCCGTTCGGGTCTGCTGCCTGTGCCTGAATGGACTGCAACAACGCAGCCTCAATACCTTCAGCGACAAGCCTGTCTCGTTCCAACTCTGGGTCCTGAATCAACGGGTGTGCTTCACGGGCAGATTCCTTAGAAACCAGGCCGACACCAAGCAACTGGCCGACCGTCACCGTCAAAGAGTTGACATCCGAACCAGACGCCGAGTATGCGACATAGTGGAAATCGGTTTCCCACAGTTTGTTCGGGGTGTAATCCTTGACTCCACCGCCCATGCCTGGGATAAAGAACGATTTGGGTGCGCTACCCCAATACGTTTTTTCTAGTTGGATAGCAATTTTGTCTTCTTCAACAAGCGAAGAAGCCATGACATCTTGAATTTCTTGGACACGGAAATCGACTGTTGCTGCAAGAATTGACTCGCCTCGTCGCCCTGTACGAATGTTCGTGCCGGATTCGCCGCCGAATTCAGCAGGGATTGCACCTTCAAGTCGTTCCTGCCGTTCCAATCTATCCAATGCGACATCAGTTTTGTAGCCTGGGTTGTACTGAAGTTGTTGAATGTCGCCGCCTTTGACGACACCCAACTGGCCTGTTTTGCCATCAGCAATCTGAATGACTTCAGGGTTTTCTCCGGGTCGGGCAATGAGATATTCATCAGGGAAAATTCCTCGCTCAATCGCAATCTCAGTCAAAGCCTGCAAACGTGCACGGGTGTAGTACATGCCGAGCAAACCATCGAACTGTCCACGAGGACGGTCCAACGTGATGCGGCGGGGAACAACTACGAGGGGCATACCTGTACGGTTAGGCATCCGTGACAGTTCAATAACGTGCGCACCTTGATACATCTGGCCGGTGACAGGGTTCCGTTCATTGTTTGTGCCCATTACAGCGAGGACGATTTCGTTGTCGCAGACGTATTCGAGGATGACAAACATGGAATCCCACGAGGGTTCGCCAACCTTCAAACGGCCATCAACTTTGTCACCGTAGTTTTGCATCAACCAGCGATACGTCCGGTTGTAGGTGAAGATGCAGTTAGCGGGGACAGGGTTCGTCGGGTCGTCCAATGGGGCAGCGAACGTGTCCAGCGGGTTGCGGAGATGCCATTCGGGGGTGCGGGTATCGAAGTTTGGTTTGATGAATACGGGTGCTTCGCTGTAGGCGAGGATGTGGCGGGCACGGTGCCGCATCTTTTGGTTCATCCGGTTTTGGTCCCAGATGGAAAGCATTGCCCGTTTGCGGTCACGGGCCATTTTCATGCTTCGGTCGTTACCTTCACGCAAAGCAGGGAAGTATGGTGATGGCATTGTGGATGCTGCCCGCATCGACATCTGGTCTAAACCTTGTACAAGTAGGTTGGCGACAGATGATTTGGTGTTGCGGTCCAGTTCGTTTAGCGGTACGATGATGTCGCCGTTGGCGAGGCTGCGTACTTCACGCATCTGGGCGAGGATAGGCCCCTTGGCTTCGTAGCGTTCTTTATATAGCGCAACGATTTCCTCAACTGTTTTCATTTACCGACCTCTGCTACGCCAGACACGGTGTAACGATAACATAATCAGTTCAACAGCCAGGATGGGCGCCACAGTTTCGGTGGTTTTTTGACGGTCCGCAGGTTCGGCAGGTTGAGGACAGCCATCCAGAGCGCCATCACGATGTCGGTGCCGTTCTTTTTCTCACGATGCCATGCGCAAAGTTCTTCGACAGCGGCCAACGTCTTCCAGTTTCCTCGCATTGTTGGGAACCTGAGTGCCCCGGTGCGGAGAAGTGGGGGGATGAGGGCTTCGACACCGAGGTTTTCGTCCAGTTTGTTGCGGCTGGTGGTGTGCGGAACAACGTTCACACCTTCGATGGTTTGCCATTTGCGAACGAAGTCGTGTGCGAGGAGGAATCGTTGGGCGGCGTTGATTTCGACAACCCAGTGGGTGATGGGGTAGCCGAGGTCGTTGGACCGGTCTTGCCATTCTTGCATGATTCCCGAGTATTCGCCGGTGGTGGTGTTGTATCCGAGTAGTTCTTCAGCGGTCAGTTTGGTGCGTTCGATGTCAACGATGTGGTAGAGGTTGGTATCGGGCTGGTAGATAATCCAAACCAACGCCCAAAACATTGTGGGGGAGGGGTCTACTGCAACTATGGATATCCAAGGGTGGCGTAACCCTCTTTCGATGTACCCGTGGTGGCGGTCGTTGTCTACGCAGCCCTGGTAGTCAACCCCGTCCACACCTTTTCCACCAGTTATCCAGGTTCGGTCGACAAGTCTAGAATCTAAGTCTAAATCTTCCTGCTGGTAGACGACTCGGAATACATCTGGTTTGTTGTATCGGATGTAAGACAGGTCTTTCCACGGGAGACGCTTCGGGTCAAGGAGGGGACCGTCAGGGTACGGGGTGGCGTTGTACCGTTTCGAATCCTTACCGGTGTCTTTTTCTTCGTAATACGCTTTGTAGACGATGTGCCGGTATTTGGCTCGTTTTAGTGGTTCGATTCGGGCAAGGTCGTCCGGGTTAGTGATGTCGGAACCGTCGTAGATATCTTCGATGTCGTCGTCGTAAGTGACTTTGGAGAGGCAGTGGCCGTAGATGTCGCCTGACCCGAGACGTTGCCCAATGACGGCGAGTAGTCCGCCTGGGTCACAGCGGGCTTCTGCCACGTTGTCCCAACGTTCCAAGAGTTTGTCACGGGCCACTGACTCTCTAGCGTTGTCGGGGGAAGCAACGTCGTCGAACAGGCAGAGGTCGGCTCGGTGGCCGATGAATTCGGATTCGATGCCGTAGGCTCGGACGGTTGGTTCTTTGTTGTCCAGGCCGACGCCGCCTTCTTGTTCAACAATAAATTCTTCAGCCCTCCATAGAGCCGTTTTATCTGTCGGTTTGAAACGGCCATAGTCGATTTGTAGACAGCCTTCAGCATTTAGGGCTAAACCTTTCTCTACAAGTACCGGGTCTGGTTCTAGCGGTGTCACCCGCTCTAATGTTTCACGGATTCGGCGGGAGTACATTTTGGCCATCGGCAAGGTGACTGACCCAATCAGGATTCGGACACGCCGGTTCCTACAGATAGCCCAGACAGCAACATCATGAAACAGTGTGGATTTCCCTGCACCTGGTGGGACGTTGATGACAACAAATTCTTTTTCTTCTGATTCCAACAGTTCAACGATGGTGACTGCTGCTTCTACCTGCCATGGACTTGGGACACGCCCGAGGTAGCGTCTGCGGAAGAAATCGAAATCCGTCAAACCCCGTTTGGCGTCTTCGGACAGCATGTCATGCGGGATGGCACCAGGAAGGTCGATAGCCTCCATCAACGCCTGATAGTTGCGGGACTGCACCCCGCCACCAGACAGGACTGCTTTATCCGCTCGGGCTGATGCAGCCTTACGTTCCGCTTCCGCAGCCTGCGCTTTCTTCAGCCACTTCCCACCAGTGTTGTAGTGGATACCAGCGATACGGCAGGCTTGCTGAATGTTTTGACCAGCAGCGATAGCAGCAAAGAATTTTGCTTTGTCCTCTACAGGGACTATCCGTTTTGTTCCCATGAGATAGTTGCGAAGCATAACAGAGGCTGCTATAGTTTCGTCAACTCAACGAGTTCATGACCCGCACCTTGCTGAGAACACGCATGGGAAGCAAGGAGGGTGTACGTAGCCGGAAACGGGGACTGACCCCCCATGCACAAACGCCGCTATGCCAGTAGCGATACGTGGGGTGAGAAAAAGAAACAGACAGGTGTCGGCTA